GGCTGTAACTGGTCCAGAAGCACTTGTTGCTTCAGGTGGCCACTCAGCACCATTCGAAGTTAAGTACGACATCTTCGGTCTAGGAACAACAGATCGTCCACTACGCGACGCTCTACCTAAGTTCCAAGCTGATCGTGGCGGTATCCGCTTCGTAACACCACCAGTTCTTTCATCATATGCTTCGGCTGTTGGTGTATGGACTGCAGCAAACGACTCAGCAGAAACACCAAGCCCAGCTTCAAAGCTAAGCTTGACAGTTACTGCTGCAGCAGAGAACACAGTTGCTACTGATGCTGTAACACTACAGCTACAGTTCGGTAACTTGATGTCTCGTGCATACCCAGAATTGATCGCTCGCCACAATGAGCTTGGTCTAATTCAGCACGCTCGTGAAGCAGAAGAGCAAATCTTGTCTCGCATGAGCACACTATCAACAGCAATGACTTCAACATCAATCATTGGTGTAGCTCGTGACTTCCTAGTTCAACTAGGTCGCGCAGCAGCTAACTATCGTGGTCGTCATCGTTTAGGCGCAGATGCTCCACTTCGCGTAATTGCTCCATATTGGATCAAGGATGCAATGGTCGCAGATCTAGCTCTATCAGCTCCAGGAGATTCAGTTCTCAATGCTGGTGCAGAGATCGAAGGCTACATGGCATCACGCGGCATCAATATTACTTTCCATATTGATGACTTCGTAACTGCAGCAAGTGCAGGTGCTCTTAACGAGTTCCCTGATACATTTGTTTGGTACTTGTTCGCTGAAGGAACATTCTTGTTCCTAGATGGCGGTACATTGGATCTCGGAGTTATCCGTGATTCTACCCTTGTTGGAACCAACGATTACAAGATGTTCGTTGAAACCTTCGAAGGTGTTGCTAAGGTTGGCGTTGAGTCACTCAAGGTCACATCAACCATCTCAGTGAACGGTGCAGCAGCAGCTCTCCGTGACACTCTTGGTGGCGTAACAGCAGCAGTTATCGAATACTAAACAGTATTTAGATAATCCCTAGTAGTTAATTACCCGAGTCGACACTCAGAAGAAAGAAGGATAAGAAAAATGGCGTTTAGAGGAATCTACTCAGCTCCAGATCTGACCCCTGCCCCTTGTGGGCTTCTGAGTGTCGCTCGTGTAATGACTCACGGCGGCGCAGAGTATGACGAGCGTTGGGTTCGTGGCTTTAGCTACGAATTCGATTCTCAACCAAATGTAGAAGTATATACAGTTAATGATGCAGGTTCTTTTGGTTGGAGTTCTAATCTTCCACAATTTAAAGAATACAATCCTTTTTTCATCCAAGTAACAGACACTCGCTCAGCGTTTGGTTTGATTGGAGAAGATCGTTTTAAATTTGCTATTAAGCAATTAGAAGTAGCATCACAGAAGGCAGTAGAGTATGAGCTTTGGGAAGGCGTAGCAGCTCTAGCTGAAACAAATGGGAATGACTTTTTAAGACAATCAGGAGCAGCAACCGTAGTAAATAGCGGTGCCCTAGCTCCAGCAACAGCTTTGATGCTGTTGGAATCAGCGATTTCTAGCTCACCTGCAGGTATTAATGGAGTCATCCATATGACTCGTGATGTTGCGTCGATCCTTGGATCACGCCTCATCTACTCACCAGCAGATGGCGGAAAAACAGGCAAGGCTATGACTCGTTTAGGTACAGAGGTAGTCATTGGTTCTGGTTACTCGGGTGCTGGTCGCATTGGCGATTCAAACACCACTGCATCTGCTTCAAACAAGTGGATGTTTGCAACTGGACCTATTGACGTACATCTAAGCAAGCCTGAAGTTGTAAATGAAAACCTTGGACAAGGATTTACAGTAAGCACAAACACTAATGACCTTACAGTCAAAGCCGTTCGTGCAGCTGCGGTATACTTTGATCCATCGATCTATTACACAGTACGACTAGCACTACCAACCACCTAAGCAAAACCAATAGAAGGAGAACACTGGAATGGCCACTCAAGAATACGCGGCTAGCGTCCAAGGTGTGTCGATCCGAGTCACCAGACTGGACGCCGCTGGCAACTTGCTCAATGGAGCAGGGGACAGCTACACAACTTCGGCGTTCCTCCGCACATCTTTTACACCTGAATACGAAGAGGGTGACGAAATTGTAGAGAAGTCAGCTGACGGCACTGTATGCGTGTCATACAAAGCCCCTGACACTCTTAAGCGCATCACAATGGAACTCGCAATTTGCGAACCAGATACAGAACTTTCACAACTAATCTCAGGCGGTTTGTTGCTTCGTAAGAACTTTGGTTCATACGCATCACCAAACAACAAGTCTGTCGGTTGGGCTGCACCATCTGTTGGCGATGACCCAACAGGTAACGGCGTGGCGTTAGAAGTTTGGTCATTTGCTGTTGCAGACGGACGTCGTGCAGCAACAAACCCTTACTTCCACTGGGTATTCCCATACGTCAAGCTACGTCAGTCAGGTGACCGTGTAATTGAAAACGGTATGCTTGCTACAACATTCGAAGGCTATGGCCTTGGAAACGTTGCATTCGGTTCAGGTCTAGACGGCCGCTGGGAGTTCCCAGTAGCATCTGAGCGTTCATACTCATATGCTCGTGCAGGATGGGCTCCAACAGGTCTTAAGGGCTTCTATCGCTGGTTCGATGAAGCAACTAACACCATCACAAATAAGTCTTTAACATCAAACATTGCTACTTTGACAACAGGAACTGCTCATGGCTTCCTTGCTGGTCAGACAGTAGTTGTAGCTGGCGTGGATAGCACCCTAAACGGTACTTACACAATCACTACAGTTCCAACAACAACAACATTCCGTTATGCAAAGACATCTGGAGATATCGCATCTGCAGCAGTCTCACCAACAGGAACAGTACTTCGTAGCCGTGGATACCTAGCGGTTACAGACTTCACCACACAAGGATCAACAACTGCATACAACGTACCAGGAAGCTCTGAGTACAACGCAGATAATGCAATTGACTTCATTATTGCATCAACTGAGGATCCAACAGCGTAATTCGATAAATAGGAGGCGGGCAGCGTACCGATGGTATATACCGTTGAAACGTTGCCCGCTTTTTCTATTAGAGACGGGAGATGACTATGAGCAATCTATGGGTAACACCAGAAGAACTTGGCGACTATGCCGAGTCTGACTATGCCTATGATGCTGCAAAGACTGCTTCTTATCTCTTATGGGGGATGTCTGGCCGTAAATTTTCAGGGATTACAACTGTCACAGAGCGTTATGTATCTTCATTTGACCCTTATCTAAGAACTGCTGGTCAAAACTATAACTATGCTCCAGTTCTTGTTGATGGAAATGTAGAAAACGTTCCATATGCAGGATATGGATTTGATAAAGATTATCAAGGAGATGGAACAACATCTTCATCTCGCCTAAGATTGCGTGGCCGTAAGGTTGTAAAAGTTCACACCGTTAGAAACTTAGACGGCGAAATTATTGATCCAAGTAAATACTATCTTGCAGACCATTCGACTCTTATTGGAGTCTCAGGAGCTAGCTGGTTTTCATCTCGTGTTGAGGTCACATATACCTATGGAAGCCCTCCACCAACGGCTGGAAGAGCCGCTGCCCGTGTTTTAGCTACAGAGTTAGTAAAACTATATGAAGGTGATGATACCTGCGCTCTACCGCAACGTGTGACATCTATTTCTCGTCAAGGTGTTTCATACACTCTTCTTGATAGCCAAGATTTTATTGATGAACTTCGCACTGGCATTTATGCCATCGATCTATTCCTCAAAACTGCTAACCCAGATAAGGCTCGTGCTCGTTCTCGTGTCTTCTCTCCAGATATCCCTCGTGCTCGCCGTATTACTGGCGCATCACCTCTTTATCCTCTTAGCGCAAACGATCTTTATGTTGGTGCAGAGGGAACATCTAATATTTATTATTTCTCAGAGATTGCTTCCGAGTTCCTTGATGGAGATAACGCTTGGACAATCTTGACTAATGTTTCAGATATCAATAACAACACAACTACTGAAATCCCTAACGCTGCTGTTATTGATCGTACAGAAAATACAATCAGAGTAAGCGCTACATTCACACAAATTAATTCTATTATAGGTCCCCGTGATCCAGGAGTTTTGGACCTTTACGCAGTTAGACCAAGTCTTGGAAACGCAGCAGTCAATGAAGTTGTTCACCTAGTCTCCAGTAACGTCATCGTTCAGCTGGGGGAAAGAACAATTCCAATCTATACTGTGTAATACGACAACCTAAAGACAAGAGGACACTATGGCTACACTTATTAATACGGCAACTGTAGATGATGGAGCTAAGAATTTAGCTGCACTTATGCAAGGAGTTCTTGACTCCGTTATTAGCACATATGCATCATACACAATGCCGCTACCGGGTCGTAGATATTGGACTTTAGGGAATCCGTCAGTCGACTGTGAGCAGGTTGTAGTTTCAATGCTACAGATGTATATCGGATCTCCTGGAGATGAAGCAACAGAACCACGACGTTGCAATGATCCACGCAGTGCCACTCTTCTTGTTTCTGTGTCTAGAGAAGTTCCTGTAGTAGGTCCTAGCGGAAAAGCTCCAGCAGCAGATGACATTCAAGCTTTCTCAGAGATTTCTGCATATGATGCATGGATTCTTTTAGATAGTTCACGAGCCCTTGATCAGTGGTCTACAGGTGGTTCTTTTGGTTTAGGTGTAATCGCAACAGTTGAGACAGGTGCTCCTGAAGGTGGATTTCAAACTGTCACTATGACTATTACTGTAGCGGTTCCGTAATGCCTAGAGTAAAGATTAATTGGTATGCAGGTCCTTTGGATCGATTACTGAACCAGCCTGGCGGAGATGTAGGAAAATACTTAAATAAAAAGGGAAATGAAATTCTCACTTCTGCTCGTGCAAGAGTTGGAGTAAGAACTGGTGCACTTAGGGCATCACTACATATGAGACATATGAGAGATCCTAGAGGGCAACAAATCTGGATAGGTTCAAAGCTAAATTATGCTTTGGCTCATCACGAAGGTACAAAGCCTCATGTAATAACACCAAAAAGCGGAAAAATGCTGAGGTTTGTTTCAAGAGGACAGGTTGTTTATGCCCATTCGGTAAATCATCCAGGCACTAAAGCAAACAGATATCTAGCTGACGCTCTCAGAGACAAGCTATAATTAACTAACAATAAACTATGAAAATAGTTTATAAACGACAGAAAAGGAATAATAGATGACAACACGATTTAAAGATTTTGGTGATGGTGGAGCAATCAACTCCGAGCCATTAAATTTTAAACTTCATGGTGAAGATTTTGCATGTAAGCCAAATCTTCAAGGAAAAGCTTTACTAGATATGGCATCAATGTCATCATCAGCTGACCCAGTTGTTTTGGCTCAGGGTATTAGTTTGTTTTTTAGTAAAGCCCTTCAAGAAGAGAGCTATACACGATTCCAAGCTCTACTTGATTCAGATAAAATTGTAACCATCGAGTCTTTGGCAGAAATTGCTGGTTGGTTGGTGCAAGAATATTCAAACCGCCCGAACCAGGGGCCAGAGCAATCTGCGACTGGGCAATAGACCTTTGGCCCTATGTAAATGGTAAAGCTTTAACTAACGGTATTCGATTAGAAGAATTGGAGATGTCTGACA